ATCCTACTTTAAAGGCATCGCCAGTTGAACCATAGATATTCGTTACGTTACCAGAAGACTTATAATCAGTCTCCATCTGTACATAAAGGATATCACCAGCTCCGTCTACCAGAGTAGAAGTAACTGTAGCTTGGTTCATTGTGCCAGCGTCGCCAGCAAAAGTTGCGGCGCTCCAACCAGTCACATAGGCATACCTTTTGTGAAACGAAGGTCGTCTTTCTGTGAACTTAAATTCAGGGTCATCCGTAGGTTTCTTCGCTACTTGAGATACAAATCGGAAAAAAGGGTCTTGAGCTATTGCTAGTTCCGATACCCTGTCTCCAAAGTTATATTTTCTACGAAGATCACCAGTTGAAATGGTGGATGACGCTGGACTAAGACCAGAAGGCGATGAGGTTTCAGTTAAGCCACTTTCGAGGCTAAATACATCTGCCATTTTTCCTTCTCCTTATTTTTCAATTAAGGCATATGGTCTCATAATTTTAACCAAATGCCGATTCTAGTTCCTTGTCAACACCCAATATCGAATCAAAGATTACATCTTCATCGGATCGTTCAACTTTACCAGATCGGCCTGATTTGGCTACTGATTGAGGCTTAGTTCTGACTCTTTGCATCTGATCTTTCATCTCTTTACGAGTAGAATCAGCTACTTGCCTATCACGGTTATCTCTATTCTTTAAAAAGTAAATATCGTCAAGAGTTAATGTCCTTGATTTACTGTAATCTTGGAACTCTTTCCATTCTTCTTCACTCATATCATGACGTTGTCGAAAATCAGATTCCTGAGTTTGCACCTGAGTAGCTTTTTGCTGACCTTGGGCAAAGCCCTTTAGTCTGCGTTGCACTACTCCGTCAATAACCGATTGAAGCACCTTTGAAGAATCAGAACCGCTATTTCCAATAGCCTCGTCTGGATCAAAGATAAAATCTTCATCCAATCCAAGTTGCTCTTTGACACTCTTAGGAGGATCACCTCCTCCTTCAAAATAATTCCTCACATGAGAAATTAGATTTGGGTCTTGCTTCATTGCGTCAAGAATAGGTAAGTAAGGTTCAAATTCAGAGACTTTATCATTTAATCGTCTTGCCTCCGAGCTTGAGTCTTTATACCTTTTCTCCCAGTCATGCTCTTGTTCAGAATATTCTTGAGGGCCCGTTTCCGAGGTTTCCTCTAAATTCTGTTCATAAGCACCAGTATCGGCTGTGTTCTCTTCAGGCTCCAGTATACCTTCGTTTACCTTGCGGTCAAGAGCTTCAAAAAAGTTATCAGCTTCTTGACTTTCACTTTCAGAGCTTTCGGCAAGTATATCTGCCTCAAGGTTGTCTGTTTTAGCTTCAGTCATAATTACTCCTTAACTTATAACACAAACTACAAATAAAAAAAACTATTTCTTTGCTTGTTTTTTCTTAGCGTCTGAGACTGCTAAGCCTAGTTCTTTTAACTTTAAGTTAGTGTCGCTTTTCATCTTTTCTCTAAACATGCTTTGTGCAGCCTCTGTTTCGAGTAAGTCTTTTTGAATTTTTACATCAGCATCTTTTACTTTATCTTGTATACCTGATTGGACTAACTGTCTTTCAAGTGTTTCTATAGTGCCTTCCCTATCTGTGACAATACTTGTCAATTCTTCTACTTGATTTCGGAGTTGCATATAAACACTCTTTCTCTTGATAATTGATTCTTTATTTCTAACATCCGTTTCTGATAGCATTGCTATATCATCTATTAATCCCGATTGGAACCACTTAAAGTATTCCTCAAGAAGAGCCCATCTATTAAGAGGCAATGTAGAACCTCCCATAATTCTTATATCAAATCTTGCAGTTGCGTAATCATTCCATTTCCTTATAGCATCACCGTAGTCATTATAGATTGGTACGTTTATCTCAACAACTTTTTCTTCATTTATATTATTTGGCTGTACTATTCTAAATACCTTATGAGCTTGATATGTATCTTGTGCAAAGTCTCTAAAGATTTTCCCTAGATGCTCAAGAGACGGCTCAATTATATTTTGCATCCATGATTTTATGCGTCTTGTTCCATACTCATCCATAGCAAGCAGACCTCTGTATGTCTCAGGCCCGGAACCCGTGTCGCCTTGCATTGACGAATAAATTCCAGAAGTATACTCCATGTCCTGTTTAGCATTTTGAGTAATATTGTAAAAAGCTGCGTTTAGTGGAAGGGGCTGGACGGGAGTGGGAGGGGTAAATCCTTGTCTGTATTTCAATAAAGCTCCCGGTGATGAGGAATATTGTTCCCATTCATCTTCTGGAATGGAGCCTTCTTCATAGAACCATCTTAGGTTTGATGCTAAATTGGCGTTATGGATCATGATTTGATGAGCTTTATTTATCTCTCTCTGCTTACCTACTAATGGAGATACAGCTCCAAGTGCAAAAGGAGTTCCTGTATGTTGATAGACAAATGGTACAATTGGATATTCTTTGACTGCGAGAGCACTGTCATACAATAGTTTATCACCAACTGTCACTACCATTTTTATTCTATCTTCATAAAACTTTACTGAATCGACTATAGTTGATGACAAATTTTCATCAGCCATCAGTATGTTAAATTCGCCTTCTGTAACTACTCTATTTTCTATTCTTGATTTTTGTTCTTCTAACTGGCTAGTTAATACATTCTTTTTGTTCTCTATCTGATCTACAGCATCTCTCTTAGCTCTTTCTATTTCAAGCCTAGCTCTTTCTTCAATTATTTCGCCTTTCTGTACAGCTTCCATTAAATTATATTCTTTTTCTACTATCTGGACTTCCATCTCTTTAGCAAAATCTGCTATTTCCTCTTCTACCCTTTTACTAATCTCTGCCATTTCTTCTCTCGAGGGCGGCATGTTCACAAATATATTTACGAAAGGAACTTTCTCTTTAAAATAACATTCATATAAGTCAATTATCTCATCTTCTTCACCATCTTGTTTGTATGCAACCGTTATTTCTTCTCTAAAAGTAAGATCAGTATCATCAAAATCCCGACTACTGAACCCTCCGCTAAGATTGACATTTACAGATGAAGCTGATTTTATCTTTCTTTTAAACTCTGGATAGATTCTCTGTAGTTCTTCTTTAGGTATATCCTTTTTTACTATAATATAATTAGCATCTCTGAATAAGAAATCTCTCGATGTGGGGTCTACATAAACATCAAATGGGTCTACAGTGTTAAATACGACTTCTCCCATTCCACGGTCTTGGTCTGGGTCTACATCTACCTGCATATAACCAACACCTCTTATAAGTGCGTCTTGAATAACACTAGAATATAGACTGCCACCGTTAGAATTATACCAACAGTAGTCTGCTATATCTGCATGGACTGCTGCTACATCGCTATCACTTTGCTCTGCTCCAACTGCCTGCCATCTTGGTGTATTAGCGGTAGTGAAGTACTTCATCATTTCTATGACAGGAGTTATTCTATTGATAATAAAATCAGGCATTCCACCACTTTGCAAGTCGTCTTTCTCATCTTTTGATAGCTGATCCCCTAGGAAGAACTCGTAGCTCTTCTGAGCATTTGCTTCCCAGTTTTGCCTATCTGAGCTATTTGCCTTTAAGAAGAGGTCTGATACTTTATCAGCTAGTTTTCGTGATTTGCGTGCCATTAGTCTCTAATCTCCACATGAACTAAGTCATCAAAATTGTTATCTTTTATTTCGCCATCAGAATCCCAGTCGCCGCCCCATCGGATTTTTACTCCCATTTCGTGGCCTATACCACGTAGCATACCGCCCATATAATGAAACCTTTCACGATCATCCCAATCAACAGGATACGGAGCAACATCAACCGCTTTTCCTTCCATATGTTTGCTATATTTAACCTTAGTCGCACCTTTTTTAAGAAGCTCTGCCTGACGCTCCTCTGATCGCAGACCTTCAATAATAGTAACGTCCATGATCTTAATGAGTTCGTTTAAGACATTAACTAGCTTTGCGTTTACGCCTTTTAGTCTTTCTCTGCTTCTTTTTCCGTACTTTGGCATTTGATTTCCCTTTCTTTGGCGGTCTTCCTCGGGTCGAACCGTATGTTCCTTTACCTGCTGGCATTATTTCCTCCTTTGTGAGTACAGTACATTAAGTTTCTTTTTTACAAAAGATTTTGTTTTCGGCATAAAAGATTGCCAGTAAGAATGTTTTGGGCCTCCAACATCAGTCTGTAAAGTACCTACATTTGCTCTTGTTTCAAGAGATGAAGGCTTCATGCTCTTAGGATTTTGTATCTTATGTGTAGATTTTCCAGCCACTATGCAACTACCCAGCTTTTTGCTTTTCTTTTAAATGTTGTCCAAGTTTTTGTTTTTTCATCCATACTGAAGTTTGGCGGAAATGCGTGTACTTGCGCATAGTAAAGGCTCTCAATTGTGTCATCGTGAGCCATTTTCGGCCCAAAAGTAAGTATTTCGTTTATCAAATCAAACATATTTTTCCGTAAATGGACAGTTCCGGTACTAAAACGGGCCGAAAGGCCGCTATAAATGCGATTTCGCTTATTAGTTCCGCCCGGTTTCTCAGGTATTACGGCAATATCGTACCGATTTATGCGCCTTCTTTCATCATTTAGGGCTTGAAAGATACTTCTATTCATAGCTACATCTTCTACAGTAGACGATATGCATTTATATTTTTGATGTAGTTCTAGTATATAATCGACTACTCCTTTCTTGCCTATTATCTCACCATCCTCTGGATTCTTGCTCCCTATAGTTGGTACACTTCTATGTCTCTCGTATTCTAATACATACAGTTCATTATTTGTATCAATAGCTATTACTATGATTACACTGAAGTCAGCATGCTTAGTATCTATATCTGTAGCAGGATCGCATCCTATGAATGTATTAACTGGTATCTCACTGCCATCTTTTACTATATAATTGAGACCTTCTTTATGTTTGTAGTATCCATCCCAGTACTGTACATGCTGCCTTGTCCATACTGCATCTTCTTCACTCATTACCTCCATCATATATTCCTGAAAGAACTTCTGAGGCTGTCCAGAGTCCCGATAGAATTTTTTCTTCTCTTCTAACTTCTTTTTATTAAAGAAAGAAGACCATAGAGGTGAGCCGTCATCTAAAAATGCTTTGTATGTTATAACATGCCAAGCAAACTCTTTTTCATCTTTCTTAGCTTTAGCGTGGTTCGTGAGTAGATTATTGATGAAACTATCATAATGTACAGGCGTGCCGTTAACCCGTAACCTCCCAGTATGGGGCTCAAGTGCCGGATAAACGACAGCGGTGACCAGATTAGCGTTTTTGTCCCTTGCTTCTCTTGTGATTGTGTTTTGTTCATGTTCAAAGTCATCCAATACAATGAGGTCGTATCTTTTATGCAATTTCGCTCCACCTCTAATTCCTGCGACATTGCTTTTACTAATAAGTTTACATCCATTTGTTAGTTCTACATCCTCTTCTGTCCACTTCTTTCCACGAAGATTGCCAAAGTAATATTTTATTCTATCATTATACTCAAAGTGATGTTTAACATAATCCATATTGCCTACACTTAACTTCTGCGTAGCTGACACCCAAGCATAAAACAAGAAGTTATCTTTATCGCAAAATACAAAATCTTTAATTATAGATGCTTTAGTAAGTACAGTTTTGCCATGACCACGAGGAATAATAATAGCTACTTGCTTTACATTCCTGTCATCAATAACATCAGCCATCTCATAATGAAAAAATGGAGTTTCGCTTCGCAAGAAATCATCGGGTAAAAACAGTTTCCCGAATGAAATAAGGTCTTTATGAGCCATTTGAAGGGCCTCTTCTGCTTTGTTTACATCCTGACTGTTTATATTAGCCATCTTCCTTACTCAACAAACCTCTCTGGTACTTTGAGGCCTTCTATAATAGCAAACATTCTTTTTAAATAACCGACATGTTTTGATGAAAGGCTGTATAAGTTAAAAGGTAACTCACTTTTATATTTCTTCAAATCCCGTATTGCAACATCTAAATCAAGTTCTATTTTTGAAGGGATACTTGCTTCAAATGTCTTTAGATGCGTTCTTCTCATTATTTTTACGCCAATTTTCTCTTTTAAAATTAAGATACTCAGCTGCCTCATATGGATTAAATATAGTTGTAATTAATCTGTTGTCATCATCCTCATACCGTGGGTCAATAATTGTAACTGGTGAATTAAATATGTTTCTATCATCTAATCCCATCTTTTCAGCATAGGCATCCATTATTTTAAAAGAAGCTACTTGCAGAGCATGGCTTATAAGTCCACTTGCAGGGTCTTTTAATACTTGATAACCAGATACATGGATATGTCCACAAGTTAATATATGGTCTTTCCATCCCATCTGAGCTGCCTTGGCTACACCATGTGCTGTATTCCACATAGAGAATCCTTTAAACATATGACGTGCGTTTACCCTTACTTCCTTACCATTTGGAAATTTAAGGTTCATCCTGGCTCCCCATCTCTCAAATAGACCTTGATGATCCCTCATTATAAAATCAAGAGGATCACCATCTCCTGTCCATACATCATGATTCCCTGCTATTAGATACATCCACGGCACTGAATTAATAAAATGTTCTGTCAATCTCCATGATTCTTTAGCTGACATTGACTGCTGTCCATATAAGAATGATAGTCTGCCTACCCAATTATTCTGTACATCTCCAAGATTGCCAGCAAACATCCCTTCTGTTTTATTAATCAAATTGCATAGCTTGTATATACTTGCTATATCAGTACCATCATCATCAACATGAGGGTCTCCAAAGTGACATATGCCTATCGGGCCATTGATCTCTATGTTAATTGTTATTAACTGCTTGCCTTTTTTTGATTTATGCTTTACCTCGTATTTTCTTTCTCGTTCCTCGATTAATGTACTTATAGGCAAATGCTCGGGATCAAGATTTTCTACAGTAAATAATGATTTCTCTATAATATAAGGAGCTATCGTCTTTCTACCGCATGCGTTGCAGTACCACCTTTGTCTTTTCTTTCCACCTTTCCAATATTGCCAACCATCTTTTCTTAATGAAGTGGCTCTGCAATGAGGACAGACTATACCATTATCGTCCGCATCTCTTATATACATATAATAGTTTCTCCCCTAATCTTCTTTAGCAGCAGATAGCTCTTTTCTCTCAGCTCCTTCGAGTTCTCCCGAAGAAAACCCTTGAAATACACCAAGTAAACCCATTTCTCTCTGTTTCACAATATTACCTGTTGTTCCTACAATCTTACCTAGCTCTTTTGTAGACTGCAGTATTATATTATCGTCATCACTAAAATCTGCAAGATGCTTTAGTTTGTTTAGAACATATTCGTGGTCTATGCCCTTTTCTTTTGCTACATCTAATACAGATTTTTCTATCTCTTTCATTACTCTCTCCTGTTTTAAAAGAATAGTTGCTTTTTTTCTGGCTTTTTGGTCGGACATTTCTTTATAAGCATTTTTATATGCCTCGATAGCTCCTAAACCTACGACTACATTAGTAGCAAATTCTTTTTCTTTTTTAGTAATTTTAGTTCTTTCTTTAACTCTTTTGTTAGTGTCTTTTAGAGTTTTACTGAAAGTGTATCTATTTGAGTGTGAGCTAAAGTCTGTATCCATCTTTATATTAGGTCTATTTAGAAAACTCCCTACTATAGTCCTTACCCATCCTTTAGCAAACTTATAAACTTTTCTGTCATTAGGGTGGCTGATCTTCTTACTGACTTTCAACAACTGTACTATACGGCCATCGTCACTGTATACCCAATCACCTTCATCCGAATCCCGCCAATCCGGTCTCACTACCGTATTAGGATATTTCTCTTTAAACTCATCTATGTCTTCATAGACACAGTGAGTTATTCCTTTAATTTCCCTTTGTTCCAACTAAAGCCTTCATGCTCTCTATACGCAACTCGTGTATTTGAGCAATTAAGTTATCAATGAGATCATTTACTTCGTGAGGGATCATGTATATTTCATCATCTATCTGCAAAGGTTCTAATTTCCTAGACAAACTCCTTAGTACAAACTCCTGAGCCTCTTCAGGCAAGAGTTCTAATTCTTTTATTGATTTACTCAACTATAGACCTAAACGGTTTTCAACTTTTTCCAATCTTTTACTTAATGAATTTACTAGGGCTATTAGAGATTTAATAGCTTCATTGTTATGATTAGATAACTGCTGAACAACCTTAAGTCCATTGTCTTTTTTCTTTTTATTTGGGTCTATCATTTCTTACACATTATCCTCTTCTTCTCCCTCCCAACCACCCTATAATTTAAGTGGTAAACCTAATTCGACCAAGTTGTAATTACTAAAAAAATTACAGGATTTTGATAAGTAGACAAAGTCAGCCCGGAAACCTTTCTCGGATTATTGAAGAATCCGATTCTTAGTTAACCATAAAATAAGGAGTAGGTTATGAGAGTAATCAACGTAACAGTACCAGTAAAGACAGACGATCAGGAGAAGATCGTACCCATCGAAGCCAAAGTAAGTGATGGCACGATAGATCACGAGGGTAAGGCATACCATTTGGTCAAGCACGCAGGCAGTGGGTTTCAGTACCTGGCAACCCCTTCCACAGTCGATTCCCTTGAAGATGACGAGCTGGTCACTCAGATGGATCAGTTGGCAACCGAAGAGGGCATGTAACCTTCAGAGATCGAGGGCCTTCGGGCCCTCTTTCTCGCTTTTTTCCTTTATTACTATATATATATACTTACATATTTATACTACTATTACATATAGATACACACCCGACTTGGGCATTAACTTATACAATGGGTAAGTGGTTGTTGGTTGCATTATAAAGTGAACGTCATGTCACACTACACACAGCTATACCAGCAGCCGCTTACTCTTCTAAAAGATTTAAATAGTTAAAAGGAGTAACTAATGGCTACACAAACTTATCCTGCTATATTGGTAGAGTTATATGAACGGACTGCTAGATTTAATGGAAGAGGTAAACTACTGCACAGTTTCAATTGTACTAGAATAGGTGAGATGGAGAATGGTGTAGCTAAAGCATTTTATGTTGATAACTATGAATCATTTCATGGTGAAAGACCTATTTTACATAAAGGTCATCCCGATATACATTTCAATTACAGAAGATATGATGTGCATATGGAGTCAATAACACTTCAGCATACATACGGTATTTAATAATTCGGGGGCAGTCTCAATAGTACTCCGCAAGTGCTAACACAGCTCCTTTCTCATGTGATAAAAGGCTGCCCTCTCATACTTGAACCATAATAACCATAAAAGGAGAAACACACATGAAACGTAAACTAAATAAAAGTGAACGGGTGATTATAATGATAGCGGTGAATACAATAGTAGCAATGCTTGCGAAGCTACATGGCAGAATAAGAGATACAGGCTGTTGTGAAATAGCCAGTGATGAAGAGTTAGATAATCTTCAAAGTAATGCTACAACAATGTCAGCTCTTGTTGCGACAAGGATAGGTATTAAACCTAAAGAACTGATACAGTCTGTTATGTTAGCTAATGATTACTTATCAGATAGTAGTGATAATGATGACGATGATGATATGACGACACCACCAGACTTCAAAGACATGGATATAATAACACCTAACTAATCGAGGTATAACTATGAGTGAAGAGAAAGAATATAACTTCAAAGAATATAAAGCTAGAGTTGTTAGTAGGATACTCAGTCAATATGGTGACTTAGAGACAGCGGTGTTTCATATGGAGGCCCGCATAGATGACTTAGAGGTACAGATAGAGTATATGCATAATACTGATGAGTTTGCTAAAACTGTGAGTGCTGTAGATAATCTTATTGAGTCATTAAAGTGGAATATAGCCTCAATGAGGTGGCTTGGTGGTGATAGACATGAAAGAATATATATTACAGTGATTAAAACATTGTATTGGCTTAAAGGTGAAGACCCTCCACTAGCAATGGAGGTGCCTGAGCATTATGAGTCAGATGAAAGAAGCCACGCAGCTCAAATATCATCTAAATCAGACAACCAGCTTGTTAAAAATGAATACATGATCTTAACAGACGAACTAAGAAATGGAGTAGTATAATGGATAAACCAATATTTTGCGGACAAGAGCCATCATTCATGGGTGGTGCATTTGACAGTGAAGAGGAATACCTCAGTAGGACTACACAAGCTCAAAGGTTAGCAGGTAAGCCTGTGAATAATAATGAAGATCACTTCCCTATATACTTTGATGGAGAACTTGAGATGATGATAGGCTTTGATATAGTATCATTTGTAGATGGTATAATGCCTGAAGTTAAATATGGTGATAGAATAGAATGTTTTACAGTTACTCCAGATGATAAGAAATATGATGCAGTAGTCCATGTAGGAAGATATAAGTCTAACAAGAAATTATACTGTTTAATTAGACTGAAAAGTGATGAACTACTGGATGTAGAGTATGAAGGTGGATCAGTTGAATTTAAATATAAATGTAATGGTTGGGATGTAGATGCTAACGAAGATGGACAGTTTATAGTGCCATGTGAGCATGAAGAGTGCAAGAAAGAAACTAAACAAAATATTATTTCTTGTATAGGTTACAGAGGGGAGGAGTGATGTCTATAACAACTACAGAATTTCTAGGAGCTTGTGTTATAATAGTATTATACGCCACATTTGCTGTAGCAATATCATTTATACTAAAAGATGTATTCGCAAATCGCAGAAAGGAGAAATAATATGACATACTCAGAACAATACCCACCTAAAAGTGGTATAGAAAACAAAATAGTATTATTATTAGGCATGAAAGGTTATAACAAGGATGATATCCATTTTAAAACCAGCCTCGATGATGTTAGGTATCTAAGAATAGGGTACTGGGACTTCATAGAAAGTAATGATTTTGATTACATACAAATACACTGCGATACAGTAATTGATGAAATATCATGGTATGATGATGACTGTGGATGGCAGTTTGCATATGATTTAACAAATAGTGAAGGAGACAATAATGTTAAATAAAAAAACTAATAAAGAACTAGCAAGGGAGCTTGGTTGCACACCGAGACAAGTTAGTAAATCACGAAAACGAGGTTATATATTCTTAAATGGTAAGAAGAAGAAGTATAAAGCCCCACTGGCTATACAATTCTATATTCTTAAAAACAAAAGAGTATACTCATAAACATACTAAGGAGCAAGTTATGATTAAAGAACTTAAGATGAACCGCAAACAAAAATCTCTCACGGAGGGAGATGATGTAATAATGGTTCCTGTGTTCAAAACAGATAACTATGATAAGTTCTTGCTTATTGAAAGCAATAGACTTATTAAACCGGGGAAAATCTCAAGGATGAAAGAAGTCATTGAGCGCAAAGACCTTACTAATGAGAATGAGATTAAAGTATTAGTCTCTGAAAATGGTAAGACCCTGATTGTAATAGAAGGCCAACACAGGTTTATAACCTGTATGGAACTGGGACTGCCAATATATTATAGATTCTCTGATATGGAGATTGATGATATAGGCATGGTTAACTCAGTTCAGGATAAATGGTCATTGTATGACTCACTGCATCACTATTGTGAAAGAGGAATACAGGACTATTCCATACTGCATGGCTTTAAAAAGCAATATCAGTATCCTATCTCAACACTCATCAATGTGTTAGCAGGTAGGAATGATAAATCAATGCTTGAAGAGTTTCGCAGAGGTGAGTTCAAAATAACTCAAGGATTGGAGATTGTACACGATTTGCTGGGTAAAATACAGGAATTTAAACAGTTTAATGACAGAATATACCGTCATAGAACATTCCTGAGAGTCTATATGGACTTAATGACACATCCAGAGTTTGAACATGACAGAATGATGCAGAAAGTAGAACAAGTGCCAATGAAATTCGTCTATTGCACTAAAGTGAATGACTATTTACGCATGATAGAGGATGTGTATAACTGGAACAACCGTAATCCTATTAAACTATATTAATAGTAACCGAGGAATAGGCTGGATACACTCCGGCCTATTTCTTATAACTATAGGAGTCGAAAATGGTAAAATGGACATGTTGTGAATGTAATAATGAATATACTGAGCAAACAGGCGATGTCGATGAACGTATGTGTGATGAATGCTTGAATCATGAAGATGAACATGATCGTACACAAGATTATGGGCCTCCATATTCTATGGCTAACCCGTCTGGAGTAAAGCTGATAAAGAATAGTAAGGTTGAACTCGTTAAATTGATAAAAATGCTTGGATGGGACTATTATAGATTATCATCGTCTGGTAAAGAAACATATGACAAAATAACAGATATATTGGAGAAAGGATAAATAATGGATAAAACATTTCAGGCAATAAACAATATAGCTGAAAGCTTGAGTAAATCATCTGATTACAGTTCAGTTGGAAGGCAAATTGGCAATCTAACACAAACAATACGACACAGTTTCATAAATGACTATGATAAAGGCGTTGTAGATGCAATATTTGAGGTGAACTATTCATTAAATAATATAGCAGACGCTTTAAATAATATAGCAAATGCAATCGCAGATACTAAGGAGAAATAAATATGTTTAAACATTATTGGGAGTCTATGTTAGAAAATACAGCTCCATTCATGTTAGCATGGGAAGCTTATGTATTCTTTATGTTGTGTTTCTTTATAAGCATAGTAATCAGATTAAACAGAATAGAAAACAAAATAATCAAACTAGTCGAAGAGTATTCAGACCTCTTAGACTATATATATGAAGAGGAGGAGAGAAAATGATATGTATAATATGTAGCAATAAGATAATATCTGACTTAGATGGTTGGGGAGGTGGTCATAATCCTTGGCCAGTTAACCCTAAAGGAAGATGTTGTGGTAAATGCAACGAAGAGAAGGTCGTGCCGCTTCGGATGGCTCGATATTATAAACATATAGACCAAAAAACGAAGAAAAATAGAACAAATAAGGAGAAAAACTAATGGGGTTCGATGTATATGGCTTAAAGCCTGAAACAGATGTGATTCCAGATCAACCAAACTGGGGTCAGGGTAAATATGATGAAGAAGAGTCTAAAGCATATTTTGCTTGGCAGATGAACACTCCCGGAGCATATTTTAGAAATAATGTATGGTGGTGGAGACCTCTATGGAACTATGTTTCCTTTATGTGTGATGATATACTAACTGATAAAGATATGACAGAAGGTGAAATGAATAATGGGCATAGGATATCTAAAACAAAAGCAAAGAGAATGGCAGCAAGAATCAGAAAGTTAGACAAAGAAGGTCATATCAGAAGATATGCATCTGATAGAGAAAAAACACTAGATGATCTAGATTCTGAAAAATGTAATCTCTGTGATGGGAAAGGTATACGCAATGATGAGTTCGTTAAAGGTAAATGCAATGGATGTGATGGAAAAGGCGAAACAAAACCATGGATTGCAGAATACCCATTTAGTGTAAAGAATGTAAGAGATTTCGCACAATTCTGTGACAAGAGTGGTGGTTTCGAAATCTGTTGAACTTAGGCTGTGGTGGCACCGGGCATGTTCATAAGTCTCAGGCCTGAGATTTTATAATGAGCGTTGTAACTATCCACAGCCTATTATTTGCAAAGCAGATGGCTTAATAAAGTACACGTGCCTTCCATGTTGAAAACTGAAGTACAAGAGAACATAAAGACATGGGGCTTATATCCGTAGCATGGTTCTTACTGCTTTGCTAAATTGGTTTGGGGGCAAAAATGCATTTAGAAAGAATAGAGGTTAACTAGGCCTCAAATGAATAGGCTGAGGTGGATGCAGCCTCGCCCCCAAACTATTAGTTATTGATCGTAAACTCAGATATTGTTAAATTTAGACAATTTAAAAGGGGGATAAAATGAACATAGAATCTATCTATTGTGATTATCTTAAAGAAATAAATTTGAGGAGAGAGCGTGATCAAAATGTATTTCACGCATCATCAGCAGGTAGTTGTTACAGAAAACAACTGTATTCTTATTTCGATTTTCCAAAAGATGACTTAGATAATAAGTCGCTCAAAGTTTTAAGGTTAGGCACTGTAGTACACAGTGATGTAGAAGAAGCTATAACTAAGTACCAAGATGCTAATCCCGAAAAACTAATATGGATTGAAGAAAATATAATAATACCAGAATTAAATGTAACAGGAACATTTGATTATGGTGAAATAATTAATGAAGATGATAAAAGCACCTTTAATTTATATGATTTAAAGACAGCAGCTGCTTTTAAGTGGTCTACTATATTTGGTATAAAGAAGAATAGGAAAGAAAATTCTACCAGAATGTATAAGATGCAGTTAAGTACATATGGAATGGCAATCAAAGAAAGATTTGATCCTGACCATATGATGATGTATTTAGTATTCTATAACAAGAACACAAGTATGATGAGAGAAAAACTTGTAATGAATGGATGGATGGATACTGCTTTAGAATACTGGGTAGAGCTTAATCAATGGTTAGAAGATACTGGTAAGAAATATTTTGAAGAAGAACTCATGCCGGGCATAATAGAAGGAGTTCCATTTGAAAATTGGGAGTGTGGATATTGTTCATATAGCAGTATCTGCCCAAGTACAATATCTAAAACATAATAAATAAAGGAATAATATTATGGGGGAATGGTTAGCAACGAATATCCTATTGCCATTAATGTATATATTAATAGATGCAATGATGATATTAGGATTGATATTATTTGTATTTGCAATGGTAGATAAAATAAAACATAAAATAAGGAGAGATAATGAACGATAAATCAGTAGTCATAGCTGACAAAGAAATGTTAGCTGCAACAGATATAATAAGAGAAGCTATAACGCTTAAACATAAGAAAGTGTCTGATATGTCAACACCCAAACCATTTGTGAAAAAGAAAATGGGTATGGACTATGTAGAGTTCTCTTATATGAGAGAAATTGTTGATAAAGAATATCCCGGTTGGTCATGGACAATAGAGAAAACCGAGAACTTAGGAAGTGAGGCTTATGTAATACATGGTCGACTGAAATGGTATGATGAAGGTATCTGGCGTGAAGGCGATATGGTAGCAGCACATAGGATACAGAAGAAACGTGGTACAAATGAGTTTGTTGATATAGGAAACGATATTAAAGCGTCTAATACGGATTGTATAAAGAAGGCTTTCAACTTTTATCTCAATATTGCAGATGATGTGTACCGCAACCAAGTAGATGATATGGAGCTGTCTGATGAACAGAAGAATGATATACTTGTTCTTGCTGGTGAAATAAGTGAAGACCGACTTTCTCAAGTGCATGAGTTAATCAAAGACCAAAGCATTAATACTGCTAACTATAATGCATCATTTGCCAAACTAGAAAGGGAACTGGAAAATAAAAATGAAAAATCTGAATAGAAGCTATGATGACGGACTTCTTAAAGAAGAAGAATGTTATACTATAGGAACCAATGACGGAAAAGAATTTAGGAGAGTAGTGTATAAAGGCACTAAACTCTTGAATGGAAAACCAATGATGGTATTTCAGACAGAAGAGAATACAGCTCTTACTGTAAATCCATCATTTCACACTTTCACAATGGAAGAACTTCCACTGCCTCAACCAGAGACATTTGGAAGAACCACAATAAAAGGAGAGAACAATGGGTAAAATAAAATCCGATAATGTTCAGGAACTAAAAGAAGCAGGTGTTTTATCTGATAAAGCAATCGCTGAGTTGAAAAACAGTGATACTGTAAGTACCAGAAAGCCTACAAAGAGGTTTATAAAAACTGCTGATAACAAAATGGTACAACCATGCCTTTATATGAGAGGTGGTAAAGGCACAAAACCAAGCAAGAATATGGAAAATTTCTTAGCTGAATACCAGAAGTTGCTTGAAAAGTACACGATCACACCTAAAACCAATAATAAATAACAATAAGGAGACATAATGGCTAAAACACTCGATGCAACATTCGATCCCAACTCTCAATGGAGACCTATTGAAGAGGGGACTTACCCAGCTCATATAACATCGCTTTCCACAAAGGAAGTTAACACAAGAGCTGGTGAAGCTATTGTAGTCAACATGACCTACAAAGTAGCTCCAGAAGTTGCTAAACTTACACAACTTGAATGGGAAATGGATGGATACGAATACAAGAAGAATCCACAGACAGGTGAAAGAATCCCAGCTAGTAATGGAAGTGATGAACAGTCCACGATAGGATGTGCTCACTTAAAAGATAGAACCTTTTATGACAATGGGTTCTTTATCTTTACTGATACAAGCTCAAGTAGTAAGAATCGCAGATACTTTGAACTTCTTGATAACCTCGGAATGTCATGTAAAGAAGAGGAAGTAGAAGGTAAGAAGGTTAAACAGCTCATTCTTCTTGAAGAAGAAGATGTATGCGGTCAACCTGTTTTGATTACAGTCAAGAGACATGAATTTGTCACTACTGAAACAAAGCACTTGCCTTCAGATCAACAAGAGAAGCGTGCAACCTTCAAAGTCAACAACGTAATACAATGGCCAGATGGCGATGTATTATCAGAAGACGAACTTGAAGAAGACGTACCCTTCTAGAGTATCTGAAAAATACTAAGGAATTACTTTTGATTGTAATACACAACGAATGTAACTTTGAGATAAGGGCGGCTGAACTCAAATATTGTATCATGTTCCCCCTTATCTCTCCTTGGTATTGAGATAGTCGCCCTTTCCCCCAATTATAGTTTTATAAGGAGAGAAAAATGAAAGCTATATATACAATAGTCAATGACCGTAAGACATTTCTTGGCAAACATATAGATGATAAAATAATAAGAGAATTTTCATTCCGTACAGCAGTCCTATGGAATGGTAGATTCCTGTCATTTGATAATAAACTGATGGGATATGCTAAAGATAATAAGATCAAAAAGTTTATATTTATTGATCCTGTTAAAAGAACTACTCTTTCAATAGGTATAAGAGCTGCTCAAAATAACGGAAACTTACAGAATCACGGTAATCAAGGCAAGCAATGGTATATACCGAAAGATATTATGAAAAAGGTTGATTTCTTTCGTACTCCATATGTTTCGAAAGAAGTAGTATTATGATGGAATCATCAGCAACAATAAAATTAACAAAATCTGAAATAGATTGGGTTGTTATATCACTTGTTCATGCAAAAAAGTCATGTGAACATTTTAGTAATTTTGATAACAGCAATATGTTCCATAAAATAATAACTGATTTCACTAAAATAAAAGAAGACATAATACAGGGAGAGAAAGAACTTGAAGAGAATCAATATTCTAAAAAGGAAAATCAATCAGGCTAATAAACTAGCAAAGGCAGCTATGAAGAATGGGCCTGATTGGAAACCTGCTAAAGGTTGCAAATATTTAAAAGACATAAGAATTGGGGAACTAGTGGAAACACAGTCTGGGACAAGAGCTGTACTGGTAGATGTAAGTGATGTATCTGCTACAGTTTTAGTTACATCAGTTAGTCATGTATCAGAAAAAGATAAAGCATTTTATCTAGGTAAACACAGATGGGCCTCACAAACAGAAGCTAAAATAGTATAAGGAGAATAAAATGAAAGAACAAATACAAGACAAGTTGGAAAAAATAGATGGTCATGTAAGATGGCTGTCGGAGAGATTGGATAGATATTTTCATGCATTAGGTGAAATAGCATCATGTGGAGATCAAGCAAATTCTGTATATCTTAGAGGAGTAGCAAGAGCAGCTCTTGATGGTGAACCAACTACTGCTGATGAATATAATAATAAAGAAATGTTAGAGGATATGGATAATTATCCCAGCAACTACAATATTAATGTACCAGTGGTTGGGAAAGATGTTACTACACCAGATAATGTAAAATGGGTGTCACCACATGATCCAGGCGATGAGAATGACAGCAGTGAAAATAGATATCATGACACAAATGCTCAAATAATTGCTTATGATAAATCAATGGAAGAGGAATGAAAAAAGAAACTGCTGATAGTAAATCATTTGATGCTAGAAAAGCAGACTCGGTAGTCTCATATTGTAATAAATGTGAGGATTGCTGGGAAATTCAAACTGTAAGAAACAACAGAAAAAAAGGATATCCTAAAGAGATATTATATTATAAAGATTTTGTTACTTATGGTAAACCTAAAAAAATATGTCCAGTCTGTGAAGGAAAAGATGGTTGGATAAAAACATACTAAAAAGGAGAAATATAATGGGAAAAATGGCATACATATCATATCTATGTGAGAATAATAAAAAAGATGAACTAGTTGAAGAAGTTGGTTTTCTTTCAAAGCTAACTGGGAAAACTTCACTAGAAGTTGCCGAAGGATTTTTAGAAGCTCACAGGAATATACGAGACAACAAAGATAATCCAGTATTCACTAATCTAAATAAAATACACGACAATATGCAGAAAGACTATGAAGAAAGCGAGTGACTCACAGACATTTAAGTGTCCTTCATGCGGATATTCTTATTTCAAAAAATACAATAAATCTAAAGAAATAAAAGACCTAATAAGCCTAAGAAACAAAAAAACAGTAAAACTCATAAGAAACATAGCAAAGTTAATAGTAAATAACATAGATACAGAAGATGGTGGAACATACTTTCTGTTTCTATATGGCGTAAGAGACATAGACGATACAGCAGTCCAATGGGGCATAGAGCAGTACTATCAAGCTGGACACTATGCAAAAGGAAAGGGATTTGCGTATCTAAGATCAATAATACAAAATAGAAATTCTAATGCAAACAGTATTAGAAAAAATGAAAGGCGTATGTTAGGTACTGCGCCTCCCGTAATAAATCATGAACAAGGAGAGAAAAATGAGTGATTTACAATCAGTAATGTTCCCAGTAACAGAAGTTCCAGCAATTGGGATTCCAGAAAAAGGTAAAGAAATAGATTCTTCTGGATACAAATTCATAGTCAGAGAAGACACCGGAGCGGTTCTTAGCTGTATGACAGATGAGTACCAACTTGTTGATAATAAAACAGTTATGAAATATGCTGATCCCATTATTAAGAAGAATAAAGGGAAAGTTAAAGAAGCTGTCACATTTAACAATGGAGCAAGAACTCGTGTTAAATGGCACTTCCCACAACATAAAGTTAATCTTGGCAAAAATGAAAACATTGAACCGGAGATTATATTTGACAATAGCTACAATGGAACTGTCGGAGTAAATATTATGTCTGGAGCTTTCAGAATAGTTTGCAGTAATGGATTAGTCATAGGTGTAGTTGTTGGTAAATATACTAACAAGCATAGCGTCTATAACATATCTCTGAATGACCTAGAGTCTGTAATAGATAACACTATGGAAAAAACAAAGATGATCTTTAAAGATGATTTTCCTATCTTATTCGACACCGATTTGAAAGAGAAACATATAATAAAGTTCATCAAGATGTTCCCAATACAGGCTAATGAAGTCATAACAGGCAGATTAATAGCTGATAAACCAAAGACATATTGGGATTTGTTGAACGTAGGTACAAACGTGCTGTCTCATAGCATGAACAGGAAGACTGAAGCTACTCATATCATTGAAAATCAGTTGTATCCTGCAGTTAGTAGATGGGCGGCAAGTGCCTAGCCTTGATTGGTATGATTGCCCTATAGTGATACCTTATTATGGTGGAAAGTATGAGCTGAGCAAAATACTTGTTCCGCTCATACCCCACCATGAAAGATATATTGAAATATTTGCTGGGGGTCTATCAATGTTCTTTAGGAAGACTAAAGTATCTTGGAATGTAGTTAATGATATTGACAATAATATTGTTAACCTATATATGTCCGTGATAGAAGACATTGATATGCTTATCTATTACCTAAATTGGCTTCCTAAATCGAGAAAATTATTCTTAGATTTCAGGGAGGGTATTAAGGAGAAAAAGGATATAGTAATTCCAGACTCTTTACAAGCAGCTAAGTACCTCTATTGTATAAGACATAGTTTCAATAAACTTGTACATACACCGTTCTCAATGAACAAGGATATGAACAAGAACTGGAGAGATGAACTTGAATATTCAAAGATGCATATAGGCGGAACTACAATAGAGAACCTCGATTTCGCTACATTAGTAGATAAATACAACCCAAAAGAAGGAGACTTTTGGTACTTAGACCCACCTTATTTCATAGCTACAGATAAAGGCAACTACTATATGAATAACTTTGACGCTGAAGATCATATTAGACTAAAAGAATACGTTGATAAGATCGACAGCGGTGGAGCAAACTTTATGATTAGTTACGATCATAGAGATGAAGTAAAAGAGTTGTATTCTAAATATAACTTAAAAACAATAAAACTGAGATATAGTGGGGCAACAAAGAAATCAAGAGACATAGAAAGAAAAGAATATGTTATAATGAACTACGAACCAAATACACAATTTCAATTATTTCAGGAGGAATAAAATGGAAAATACAAACGGAGAAATAAAACTACTCCCACATTCAGATGAAGCTGAACAAGCTTTATTAGGATGTATGATAAATGGTGGAGCAAGAGAGCATGAGATAGGAATGGCTTGGGTAAGGGAAGATGATGCATTTTATAAAGATGATAATAAAATAATATGGCAAGCTGTAAAGGAACTATACAAAAACCAAATAACAATAGACTTCATAACTCTAAATGATAAAGTAAAAGATGTCAAAGGTGAAAGCATGGCATACTATATTACTGGATTAGTAGAGTCTATACCGTCAACCGCAAATGTAGAAGAATATGCAAGAATTGTTTGGGAAAGATACATACAAAGAGAGACTGCTAAATCAGCTCACAACCTTGTTAATGCAAGTTATGAAGACTATACGAAAGTGGGGAACATACTAGAAGAACACAGTAAACTCATAAATGAACTGAGACAGATACAACCATCTAAGATAAAAGATATAGAAGACTTAGTGGAAGAGATGAAATCTGTAGTAAAAGAAGACTCTAATCTTATCCCATTTAATTTAGCACATCTTGATATGTTTGCTGGTGGAATGACAAGAAAGGAAATAACTGTATTAGGAGGCAGGCCGGGACATGGCAAAACTACTCTAGTAATCAATATGGTAAAGGGGTTAGTTAAGCAAGGATACAGAGTAATGTTATTTAATCGAGAGATGAGCAACACAGAAATGTTGAAGAAGATGGTAGTAATGGAAAGTAGTAGCTTAGAATACGGTAATATAAGACGAAATGACCTATCAGAGACTAACAAGAAAGAGTTTGAATCCACATCTAATAAAATAAAGAAAGATTATGGCAGCTTTATGATGTATGACAACATTAGAGGGCTGTCAGAATGTCTAAGAGAGATATCAAGATACAAACCCGATGTTATTATAGATGATTATATCCAACTGATTGATGTCAATGGAGTGAGAGAAGGCAGAAGGTTCGAGATAGAGAAAATAATGCAGGAATATAAGTGGATATGCAAACAAGAAGACTGCAGTGCTATATTAGTTTCGCAACTGAATAGGGAAATTGAAAGGAGGTTAGACCCAAGGCCCAGAATGAGCGATTATGCTGAATCTGGTGTAATAGAACAAACAGCTGAATCTGCAATGTTTGTATTCTATGGTCATAACTTCGACAGTGAAAGATACTCCCCATATAAAAGCGAAATAATAGTATCTAAGAGTAGGTATGGTAAAATTGGCACTCACATGATAGGCTTTAATGGTGGCAGATGCAAATTCTATATGAACTCAGATATGGCAGAAACGGATGATGTAAAATGACAATAATAGGAATAGACCCGGGTAAGAGTGGTGGAGTGGCTATTTGGCGTAATGGACTTCACACTATTGTAAAGTGTCCAAAGACAACAGAAGGAATGGCAGACATTATCAGAACATCCAAAAATTCTGAATATGTAGATAAAAATATGAGAGCGGTAGCTTACTTAGAGCTAGTACACGCAATGCCTCATGATGGAAGGTCTTCATTATTTAAGTTTGGACAGAACTATGGACAATGGCAGGGAATACTAGCAGCATATAAAGTACGCACAGTATTAATGAGTCCTCAGAAGTGGATGAAATACTGGCAGGATAAACTAAATATAAAACTACCTAAAGAAAAACAAGAACGTAAACGGTCATTAAAGGAGATGGCCTCACATTACACAGATAAAAGAGTCACACTGTACAACTCAGATGCCATACTAATAGCAATGTATGGACTCTATATGGAACAAGAAAGGAGAAAAAATGGCAGTGAAGAAAGTTGATATAGAGAAAAAATGGGATTTCAACTTAGAGCCTCTAATAAAAATCGAACACTACATAATCAAAGCATTTATTGTACAACTAGTATATGCTGTTGATATACTATCGTCAATATTATGGTTTGAACTACACCTATCTAGCTATAGATCATGCATAAAATTGGGAGTGTATAAAATCTATTTTGAAATAGGGGGTGGGATAGATGAATAAGAAGAAACATATCGACCCTATTTTAAAAGAAATTATATACGAGATATCACAACTGTTAAAGAAACTTAATACCGAAATACATAAACTAACTAAGCTCTTGAATTAGCCTACTTGTGGTTAACGGGCTAGAGGCGGGTAGCAGCTTAACAAACTGTTGCTCGCCTCGTTTTTTTTAGAATGACATAAAGTCGTCTAGCATCTCGTAAGCTTCATCCATACCCGGAGCGCCGGGAGCCAGTTCCCTTACAGGGGTAGGCAGATACGGTTTAGCTCCTCTGTATATGTTTTCTCCAAAATCAGCCAACCATAAATATAATGTAAGTATCTCGATTGGCAACCAATCTCTTATAAAGTCTTCTATTTCGTCATCTTCCCCACTTCTCATCAATCCAGCAGCCATAGCAGTAATAATAGCTATTGTCAATGCTCTCGAAATAAGAGGGCTTTCAAGTCCCATTAATCCTCTTACCCTTGTTTTATCCCTAAAAGCTGTCCGCAATAATGTGCTAACCGATTTCATTACAGTATAAGGAGCGAAATTAAAATATAGTGCTTTAGAAGCAAGTGATGCTAATCCCCTTGTCAGTAAAAACGTAGTTGCTCTGTCTAGATTTTTATCATCATGTTCTTTATTCATCCGTATCATCTTTTGCCAATACAATACTCTTTCTTTAGGCACTCCAAGCAACCTAGCTGAATGAGTCCCACCTCTTATCATCTTCTTTGCAACCTGAAGACTGACTCTAAATGGAAGAACTCCCCAACCAAGAGCAGCATTAGATTCAGCATACTCTGGCGATAAAGCGGCAGCTCTCAAAACTTCCATTTCTACAATAATCTCATTATAATCATATTGTCTCCATTGGAATGCTGAACCTCCGACTGCTCCTCTCATCATTTTAGGAGCGATAACCTTTGTCATGCCAAATAAATTCATATATACATACAGCCTTGCCATATCTACAGCATCTGGAGAATCAGTATATTTCCATTCTCCAGTTTCAGGCACATTTACTCTACCTTGATTGTAAGCTTCTACAAACCCCATATAAGCAAATTCAGACCTCATTCTTTCTTCACTACCTTTCATAGTGAAAATTGATTCAGCAACAGTAAGCGGAAAGTATTCTAACTTCCATCTTACAAGCCTGTTAATATGAGCTTGAGTTAATCCCAATTTTAAATCTAATAATCTTTTCTCTAATCTAGCCTGTTCTCTTTTATTATCTTTAAAAGAACCATGGACTATCTCATATAATTCAGATTTTACTCTTCTCAACTCCTTAACCTGTATTATCTCACCTTGTGTCGCCCTAAACCTTGCTGTAGATAACATCTTATCCCATGACTTACTTTGGTCTAACCACTTATCAAGAGTTAATGTTTTAAATAATCTAGCTATATCTATTAATGGAAGTACACCTTCTTTCCAATCTGAATCCCCTCCTAAGTCCATACCCAAAGTGAGCATATCAACAAACGCATTTCCTGGATGTAGTACTCCAGTTTCTTCGACCTGTTCACGAAGCTGCTCTACAGTAAAATTTCCAACAGGGTCTCCATAGCTAAGAGCTCTCATTGCGCTGAACACAGGCTTAGCTCCATAGTTAATAACCCCAGTAATTCTTTGCATATTATTAGGAACGGAAGTCCACATACCTAAATTGGCCCCAGTTCTATATCCTCTGTACATTAAACCTGAGGTTCTTACAGCCTCGATATCCCATCTATCTGGAAGCATCTTAGCTATTCGTTCATCACCATACTTTAAGCCTAAAAGTCCCGCTTGTATATCAGCATCTCCAGAAGCTGCTTTTGTTTGATCCACTAGATATTCAGCAAGTTTAGGGTTATGCTGTAAAGCCATTACAGTTTTAAGTAATTGAGTCCTTACTCTCATAATCTCTATTGTTCTAGAAGCTTGGTCGACATACTCTGGATTTACAGACCTATCTTTTCTTCTTTGTTTATGGTCTGTGAATAATGTTCTTGCTTTTGTAGCTAGTATCCTGCCTGCAAGAACCATTTCATTTGTATCAGCATCTCCATCAGATTCATTGTATAAGCGTTTTTCCATATTTGCTGACATTTCTTCATAAAAATTCTTTTTGTTTTCTATTTCAGATATTCGCTCAAGAGATTCTGCTTTCTCAGCTTCATTAGCCTCTTCACTTGCTAATATATTATAGTCGACAGCTAACTGAGCCTCCATTTCAGGTAAGTATGCAGTTTGTATAGTATGATAGGCTTCTTCCAGCATGCTTTGGTATATTGGCTCTTCAAACCTTATATGACCATAGCTCCATTTAGAAGCCTTTCTAGCATACATATTGGAAGTCATAAAGTTGCCCTCACTGTCTTCATGAATATTGTACAGCAATCCTCCCATACTGTTAATACCCTCCATCATATTTTCTATATCTTCAACATTCCATCCTGCTTTTACAAGCTGGTTATTAACAGTTTTCATAAAATACTGAAGCTCTGATAAAGCTTCTTTAAAATCATTTTTTAACAGTTTATTAAATATAATCTCATTCCAATCTCTCTGCATTTTAAGAGATTCCCACATCTCAGGCATCCAACTGCTAGGAGGCTCATAAGTTTGGTCATTAAATTGAACTCCACGTCGCCAGTCAGCATACTTTCTCTTTGGAGCAAAACTATTAGGCATCTGTTCATATTTAAATACTTTATGCTCTTGAGCTGTAAATAACCCTTCTTCTAGTTCAGTAGGAATTAAATGTTTTTTTAATTTTTCTTCTGTAATAAGATTATTTTTTCTTATATCATCAAAGAAATCACCTACATTATCAGGTATTCTATATACTAGGTATGCATTTTCATTCTCTCCTGGGTCTGATCCTTTAGAAAGAATACCTTCTTTTATTTGCCCTTTACGGTGTTGCCTTAATAGTTTCTTTCCAACTTTATCTGGATGGAGAGGTATCATAACATATCTTGAACCATCGATACCAATCTCGTGCCTTTCAGATTCACCAACAGAAATCTGCTCAAAGAAACGCTTGCCCTTCCAAGAGTTACGCCATTTAATAAACTCTTTAGGATCAGTAGGTATATCTCTAGGTATAATATTTCTTACTTCACTATGAAGAAGCTCTTCTGATAATTGCACAGCAGCCATAGTGCTTTGTTGCTGAGTCATCCCCTGAACGCTTCCTCTTGCGCTTATCCCACTTATACGTCTATCTATATTATCTAAAGCAATAGGATTCTTTTCTCCAGTTATGGGATCAATAATACTTACTTTCCATGGGTATCCACGTTGTAAGTAAGAGTCAAGTAATTCTTCTGTCATTTTTACAAGTTCAGCAGCATATCCCTTAGGGTCAAGAGACCTCGCTACGATAATAGGTTTTTTTACAGTATTCTCATAGTTACTAAGACCCTTACCTTCTAATTCAGCATGTTTTTCCCATCCCTGTATTTTGTGTCTTATATATCGTATCTTTCCGGCATCCCACTTATCATGGTTATTTAAGCCAGACATATATACATTACGCCTATCTTTAAATGTAGACTGAAAATATGCTTCTTGAAATACTCCTTGTATCCATTTTAATCTCAAATCTATAGCTTCAGCAGGTATTATGAACGGATTATTGCTTTCATATAAGTGTTTTTTGCTAGTTTCAAGCAAATAATTATATAACTTAGTATGCTCATCATATCTTTCTTTTTCTTTCTTAACAGATTTCTTAACATCTACTGCTGGCTTACCTTCCCATTCAATGAACATTTCAGACTTGTCTATAGGTATTTCAATCATATCCTCTATGCCTGATTGAAGATCAGCCTCTAAAGCAGACCTCACTTCTTTAGTCAATTCAACTACAAATTTCTTGTCGTCACAATAACTCATTTACAGCCTTTCATTAACTGTTCATATGTCTTATCATTATGCTCTTCATACCTAGCGTCTGCACTTAAAGTTACTTTCTCCTGAGATGCTTCCCTTAAGTTAGGGCCAAATCTGTTAATAAACTCAGACCATACACCGGGGTGCATTAAGGGCATTGGTAAAATCTTTTCTATATCTCGAGCTCTTCCCATCTTTAACCAGCTCGAAGGCTCTCTACTCTTTGCTAAAGTATTCTTGTGCTTTTCTATATTAGATTCAATTCTTTCTCTTTCTTTCTCAGATATCTCTGGTTTAGTCAACTTCTCTCTTAAATTTAAAATCAAGTTTCCTAAATATTCTTCACGTTTAGTGATCTTTTCTTTAGTTTTATTAGAAAATTGTATAGTTCCTCTTAAAAATCTTAATGTAGCATATGCTTGTTGTTCTTCTGATAGTTCTAAGAACGATGGGATGCCTTTCTTTTTATCTCCATGATTTAACCATTTATCAATGAATTTAATTATATCTTCTTGGTATGGATACCCAGCAGCTGTAATTCTGCTTTTTGTGATATCCTTGTGCATCCTAGCATTCATCATTATTCTATGGTAATCACCTGTCACGTTATTAGCAAATATCCTTCCAACTTGTTTTTCTTTCTCCCATCCTATTTCTGGATACCATCTAGCTTCATGAGATTGTATTGTATATAAATCTTTTTGAGTTTGCATGATTGCTCTAACATATCTATTAGGATGATATCCAAAAGGATGCTCATAGACACTATCATTTGGGTTAGCCTCTTGATATTTCACCATAGACTCATGTGGTATAGAGATCAGCTGTTCCATAGCTGTTAGTTTATTATTGAATGTTAAGTCACTAATATCCATTGTATTTCTATACAGCTTGCTATTATTGCCAAACCTCACTCTTCTTATATTAGCCCTCCTCATTATTTCAGCTCCACGCTGTTTTCCAGACATCTGGTTTAAATCAAACATATCTTTGCTTGATGCAAACATATCAGCCATGCTCTGAGACTTCTTAGTCTTCTCATCAACACCACGTCTTAAAACATTGTACATTAATTCTCTTCTTACTAATGAAGATATTGATACAGACTGCTTACTGCCTATAGGAGAGCCATTCTCCTGAATAAATATCTTAGGTATAAGAAAATTGTACCCCATAAATCCCCAGTCAGCAAGCAACCCTTCTTTAGCATTGTCTACTGCAGCTTGTAGAAGTATGCGAAGCTCCATCATAGGACTTGTCATTAAATATCTGTCTCCGCTTTCCCATTTATTTCCATCTCTATCTACGAGAACGCCCATCTTTGAATCAGCAAGCATTTCTTGAGTAACATTATCATTAAGCTTAGCATATTTCATCACTATAGAAGAACCTTCTGGGTCTCTTACTACTATTTTTTGCCCTCCTACCTCCATTTTCATATCTTTGTAGTACATATTCTCCATGAAATCTATAGCATTCATCAATATGCCTTGAGAATTGAGTCCCCTTCCTACTCTGCCAGCAGTTATATATGTATCAGATTTCTTAGTAACCTTGTATCCTACACCTTTTTTAGCAAAGTACTCTAATCGTACAAATTGATCCCTAGCTTCAAAAGCCTGTTTTATTTCTTTAGACCTCATAAGATTCACTATGTTGCTATCAGAGTAATTTCTACCAAAATACATTGCTAATAGAAATGCATTATCACCATCATGATCTCCCTGCAGCTTACCTATAACTGTATCTGGGTGAAACCATACAACATGACCATGTCCATGTGGCATTACTTTCTCAACCCTAGCAAGGAACACACTGTTTGGAGAATAAGTAGGCCATCTACCAGCAAATAAATACTTAGGATTAGTGCGTAATGCTTCATTGATATTCTCTATAAGATCATTTCCGAATCCTGTAACATTTAATGAGTCTTTCAAGAACCTAACCATAGTCACATCATCAGCACTCAATACTGCTCCATCTTTTGACTTAACAATGGTTTTTGATAAATCTGATTTTATTACAGGATAACTGCCAAAACCTCTACGTCTTCCTTTATATGAGTTTTCTTTAAGCATCCTATTCTTTATAGGCTCTACCGTACCTTTTACTAAATGAGGATGCATAAACCCATCTTCAATCATCTGCCCCGGTATGGGCTCTAATAACATATCTACTTCACTCATAATAGACAGCCCATCAGACTTAAACTGCCCCATTAAAGCTCTCATAGTGCGAGGGTCTTGTCTCGTAGCAAACATTATATCCATGTTATTTCTAGCTACACTCAGCATCCTAGACATTATGGAGAACCGCAGATTATCAAAATCCCTATGGTGCAAATGCGATAGCCAGAACCATGGGAAAGCTGCACTACTATGACCTTGTTGCTTTGGTATTTTAATTATACGCCTAGATTCCTCAGGTAATGTCAGTATATCAGTGGCAACCCTGCCATTAAGTTTGAAAGCTCCACTGCCTCCGTCTGGTTCTTTAGCCTCATCAAGAGTACCAAACATATCAAATATATTATTATCGCCATCCCTTATAGAGATATGTCTTCCATCTCTCTCAGTATATAATATGATATTATCATTTTCATCAGTGATATATATGTCTTCTTCTGGAACAAACTCATTAGATTTAAAAGCCACATAGTGAGTGCCTTCAAGTAAATCGCCTTCTTCAGCTTTAGGATATTCTAAATTAGAGAAGTCATCTTCTTTACTTATCCACCTTACACGACTCTTCACTTCTCTCATATTTGCTGATAAATTAGATGTTGGTTCTCTACCTATAGCTTCAGCTGTTTTATCAAGTAATTCAGAAGACACCCATAAAGAACCATCCCCATGATATTTATTTGGAAGACCAGCAATATAATCAGACATAGGTATTTTCTTTGAAGAGCCTCTTGCTCCTGGCATACCTTTAGAAACAAACAATTTTGACTGGTCAATTATCTTTA